CACCTCAGCGATGCCTTCCTCCTTGGCGGCAAGAATACGACCGTGACCGGCAATCACGCCATAGTCACGGTCGATGATGACGGGATTGATAAAACCGAACTCACGGAGCGAGGAGCGGAGCTTGTTGATCTGCTCCGGGCTGTGGGTACGGGCATTGTTTACATATGGCACCAGCTTTGTAATGGGAACGAGCTGCATTTCGGTCGTCGTTTTCATCAGACCAGCCCCCATTCCGCAAACTTCTCGAAGCCGCCGACCGAGCGGATATAGTTTCGGGCAATCTCCACGATTTTCTCATACGGTCTGCCGTCTACGGTGTCATCACCAATGGCACAGCAGAGCGTTACGGGCTTGCCGGTTTCCTGGGCTTTGAGGAAAGCGTAAATGTTTACGCTGACATCTGCTTTGGATAGGTCTTTGCCGTGCAGACCGCCGCCCGTCACCGACTCAGCCATATCCGAACCGAGCTTACGGTTGGTGGCTCCGGTGTCCACATCCGTGCCGCCTGTCCAATCGCCCAGCGGATTGATCTCCGCATTGGGGTACAGGTTTCGGAGCGCATCCGAGGACGCATTGCTCTGACAGAGAATGAGACGGTCGCCGTCCAGAATATATTTCCCGTCATAGGGATACACGGAGAAAATGTCCCGTGCGATCTGCGAGAGCTTTTTCTGCTCCTCGGTCACGGGCATTCCCTTGAAAATGCCGTTATCTCCGCAGCGGACACCGCCTGCCTGGTTGTCGGCGAGGTGACCGTCCTGCGGCACTTCTACATAGTCCACGGTGAGATTTCCGGCAATACGGTGAACAGCGGCGGTGATTTCCTCTATCGGAATACTCACCGAAGCCTCCGCAATGATGTGGCACACGCCGTGGCCGATGAGGACTTCAACAGCGATGCGGGGATTTTCTGCTTTCTTGTATGCCAGGTCAACGAGCGCACCGGCAATTCTGTCTGCCACCTTATCCGGGTGGCACGGATTTACTTTTTCAAACATGGTGTTACCCCTTTCTCGCACGGAGCAGGCGTTCCATAAGGTCATCCTGCGGCGTAGACTCGCCGTATTCCGTGCTACAGTTTTCTTTCACGATCTGGAAGATCTCATTCCAGAGCCGAACCGCCTGGTTCATGTAGTTGATGCCGATGTTAATAAACGGAGACGGGATCGGCTTTCCCGTGGTGGGGTGCTTGGAGAGGAAACCCATGCGGTTGGTCATTTCCTCGCACTGCACCCAGCGGGCGGAACACATGGCATAGCGCTCCAAGAGCTGCGGCGACACCTTTGCGGCACAGCCGATGCCTTTGAGCCATTGCCAGGTTTCCGTGTAGATTTCCTGCGCCTGCAGGACACTTCCGTCCCGCTGCTCGGCAGAAAGAAAATCATGAGGCCTTGGCATTTCAACACCCTCGACTTCGGGAATATCCAGCACTTCAAGTTTTCTGCCGCCGGGATTACCGTTTTCGGCTTTGTCCTTGACTGCGGATTTCTTTCTTCCCGCACCGGGTCTTGCGCCGCCGCGCCCGCCTGTGTTATTCGATTTTGTGGGCATCCGAGTTCACCTCCCTTAATTACCCTTTTGATTTTGCCTTTTTCGCACACGTGACCCCGGGCCGTTGCCCGACCGAAAAGGTCCCGGAGATTTTCATCCCCCTACCGGTCGCCGAGGTCGTGGTGAATTTTTGTGTGGCAGGACTGACAGAGACTCATCAAGTTGTCCCTTGCGTGTGTGCCGCCTTTGGAAACGGGCAGGATGTGGTGAACTTCCTGTACCGGAGTCAGCCGACCTTCCTTGAGACACATCTCACAGAGAGGATGCTCCGCCGCATAGCGGTCACGGATGCGTTTCCATGCTCTGCCGTACTTGCGATTGACATCGGTACTACGCTCGTATTTGTCGTATTTGCGGCGTTCCTCCACACGGTGCTGTTCGCAGAACTGCCCTTCACAGAGGTTGGGGCAGCCGGGATGAGAACACGGGCGCAGTGGTTTTCTTGGCATCTCTTCACCTCCTTGGGGGTATGAAAAAAGCCCTCGAAGGATTGCTCCCTCGAAGGCTCGTCTTTATATTCTTTGCTGATTATATCATACCATAATGTGGCGGTGGACATCTACGGACAAAGCAGGACATTTCGGGCGCATTTATATGACGATGGGTTTTTCGGGGACTTTTACCTTGAGGAGAGCCTCACCGTGCCAGCGGCGAATGGTTCTCGCATCGGCATTCAGTTCGTTTCCTATCTGCTCCCATGTGCAGTTGTGGATGTAACGGTAACGGAGAACGAGCCGCTCATCCGTATTCTGCACAGCTTCAATGACCGTTCGTATCTGCTTTTTCAGACAGACAAGGGTGTCGATTTCCTTGTTGATGGTATCCTCCAAGTCCATGATTTTCTCAAGGCTCCGTACAAAGGGGGCTTCCGTACTGCGGGAAGTCTGCACCTTTTCGCCCCATGACGGCGAGGATATACTGTTTGCCATTTCACGAAGCATGGTGACCTCTTCGATATTAGAGTTGATACGCTGATCGAGGCGGTATGCCTGACTCAAGTATTCTTTTGCCGTCATGCCGCCACCTCCATTTGCAGTTTTCGCATCAGAAGCTTTCCATCAACCGAAGTCAATGTGCTGTACCACGAGGAACGGAAGAAACTCTCACAATCATTCCTCGTCTGCTTTGCTTCTGCATCCCTCGGATATTTTTTCAGCTTTTTCAGGGCTTTCAAATAGTCCTTCGCCGCTTGGATCACGATGGCATTTGCCAGTTCCTCAAAAGGGGTCATATTCTGTACCTCCGAATTTTTTATATTTCTCGGATTGGCACGGATTTTCATAGATTGTCACAGATTGGCCTTAACTGCCGCTATCAATGCGGACTGCGTTTTGTCCTTCCGCTGAAGGGCTTTCATAATGTCCTCGTCAATGGTGCCGGCGGTAATGATATGCATGACCACCACGGTGTCGGAGATCTGACCTTGCCGCCACAGCCTTGCGTTCGTCTGACTGTAAAGCTCAAGGCTCCAGGTCATGCCGAACCACACGATGGTGCTGCCGCCGCTTTGAAGATTCAGCCCGTGTCCTGCAGATGCCGGATGGATAAGGGCAACGGGAAGCTCGCCGCTGTTCCATCTGCGGATACTTTCGGAACTGTCCATCCTCGAAAACGGGATATGCAGTTCGTGCAGCCGTTTTTCAATGCGGTCACAGTCGGACTGGTACCAGTACGCCACCAGAAGAGGTTTTCCGTTGGCGGCTTCTATGATGTCCTCCAAAGCGTCCAGTTTGCGGTCGTGGATGAGATGGCACTCGCCGAACTCGTCATAAATCGCACCGTTTGCCATCTGCGTCAGCTTTCCGCAGAGGACGGCGGCATTGGCGGCAGTGATCTCCTTGTCCTTGCCGAGCTTCATCACATACTCGGATTTGAAATCCTCATAGGTCCGGGTTTCCGCATCGCTCATAACGGCGGGATACGCTGTGCTGACCAGTTCCGGCATTTTGAGATGGTCGGTGGACTTCATCGAAATGGTGATGTCGGAGATTGCATCATATATGGCTTGTTCGGCGAACGGCAGCGGCTTATAGGAATACACGATCTGACCGTTGCGCTTGTCAGGGGTGAAGTAGTTGAGACGGTAGTTGGAGATGAACCGTCCGAGGCGTTTGCCCATATCCAGAACCCGGAACTCTGCCCATAAGTCCATCAGACCGTTTCCGGCAGGAGTGCCGGTCAGACCCACGATGCGTTTTATGAGAGGTCTGACTTTCAGCAGGCTCTTGAACCGCTTTGCCTTGCCGTTCTTGAAGGAGGAAAGCTCATCGATTACCACCATATCGAAGTCGAACGGGATGCCGCTTTCCTCGATGAGCCATGAGACATTCTCACGGTTGATTATGTAGATGTGGGCTTTCTTTCGGAGAGCCGCTTTGCGTTCGACCTCGGTGCCGACGGCCACGGAGCAGATGAGGTGCCGGAGATGATCCCACTTATCGACCTCGGCAATCCATGTATCCCGTGCCACACGCAGCGGAGCGATAACGATAACCTTCCGTACATCGAAGCTGTCGAAAAGGAGGTCGTTGATGGCGGTCAGCGTGATGCTTGTCTTACCCAAGCCCATATCCAGCAGGACGGCGGCGATGGGGTTTTCCTTGATGAAGTTGATGGCATATTTCTGATAGTCATGCGGTTCGTATATCATCGAGAATCCCTCCGATCTGGTTCATATCGTTAAGGAGATACACCTTGAAACCGAGATGCTGAAGCAAGCCATGCCTTGATACCTGCAACGGACGGGGCTTTTTTCCCGGAGCCTTTACTTCCACAAATGCAAACTTCCCATAAGGAAGAAGCACGATGCGGTCGGGCATTCCGTCAAAACCTGGGCTGACGAACTTGGGCGCGATACCTCCCATATTTTTCACGGCTTTGACGAGACCCTGTTCTATCTGTTTTTCGCTTTTCATATTTTTCCTTTCTGGAACAACGGAACGAGTAGAACAACCATTTCCTTATATTCCTATACGTGCGTATATGCGGGTCTTTATCTCTTTATCGCCGAATAAATATAAGGGAAAAAGTTGTTCCTGTTCCGCATCTTGTTCCGCAGTTAGCCTTTTTCGTAAATTCGCTGCTTACCGTAGAGGGGCAGTCGTTTGGCGGCGGCACCGCGTTTCCAACCGGGAATCTGCGTCATAAGGGCAGCGATGGCATAGCTGTCGGCAGACTTCAGTTCGGAGAGGTTCTTGCCGAAGCACTCGCACCATATTTCCGCATTGGATACGGTCGTGCGTTCCGTGGCGCCTTTGACAGCGGTCGGATCGCCGGAGAGGAAACTGCGACGGGCATACGCATCCATATCGTCCCATCCTTCGGGAAGGAGGGTGTTCAGATACTCCTCGACCATGCCGACACGTTCGTCCACCTCCATAGCGTTCCGCTGCGCCTTCTCGGACTCGGCGAGGATATCGCCTTTGAGATACAGCTTTTCGCCGGACTCCCAGATGGCCTTCGCCTCTGCCCAGAACTGATCGCGGTCTGCCTGGGTGAAGTGCCAGCTCTGCTTCTGTGTTTTCTGATGCACTTTGATGATCCAGAAACGGCGGTTGCCCGTGATGTCACGGAGGTAGCCCCGTTCGCCGTTGACCGTACCGATTATGACACACTGGCGGGGGTGGCTTTCTACCACTCTGCCGTAGCTCGGACGGTATTTGTCATCGGAGGTGGAGAGGAATGATTTCACCTTTTCAATGTCAGCTTTCTTCATTCCGGCAAGCTCTCCGATTTCGACCACCCAGAAGCCCTGCAGCTTTTCCGCTCCGGCTTTATCATCCATATCGGTCAGCGAGAGGGATTCAGAGTAGTATTCGGGCGTGACGAGGTCTTTTACGATGGAGCTTTTGCCGATGCCCTGTTCGCCGTCAAGGACGGGAACGCAGTCGAACTTGATGCCGGGACACATGACTCTCGCAACAGCGGCGGCGAAGGTCTTTCTCGTGACGGTGCGAACGTACTCCGTATCGTCTGCCTGCAGATATTTGATGAACAGTTCTTCGACACGCTTCACGCCGTCCCACTTGGGGAGCCCGTTGAGGTAGTCCCTCACAGGATGGAAATGGCGGTCATCCGCCACCTTGGTAAAGGAGACATCGTAGTTTCGGGTAGTGAACTCGCCGTAACGGATATCTACGAGCGATTTAAGCTGTGCGGTGTCGGCATCCCGCCAGAAGGAATTACCTTCGGGACGTTCCCACGGCAGTTCGCCTGTGACTTGGATGCGATTCGCCATATCGTTGAAAGCG